ATGCGAAAAAAAGAGCTAACACAGCAGGAGCTGGCGCTGCTCGGCGAAGGTGTGACGTACACTGACGCAGAAGCGATTGAGCTATTCATTAAGTCGCGGTACATCAAGAACGTACGCACGTCGACGCTAGAGTTTTACGAAGTCGCGTTGCGCACGTTCAGACGCACACTGACCGAGCTCTGCATTGAAAAGCGGCTTACCGACGTCACTGCGCCGGACATACACCGCGTTATCGAGCGGTGGTTGGCAACGTTAAAAACGACGACAATAAACAGCAAACTTACTTGTATTCGCGCATTCTACAACTTTTTATATGCGCAAGGACTGACCGCTACAGACGTCGCGAAAAAGGTGCATAAGCTGAGGGTTCGGCGGAAAATCTACGACACGTTGGAACGCAATGAAATAAAGTTAATCGTGCGCGAGTTTAAGAAAAACAACACGTTTCGAGCGTTTCGAAACTTAACTATTTTTCAACTACTGCTTGACACAGGCATACGCATTAATGAATGCTTACACATTAAAATTGACGATGTGCACGACGACTATATTGTAATTGCTGAAACAAAAAACTTGAGTCAGCGTATAGTGTACTTGTCCGACGATATGATTGCGCGGTTGAAGGTGTATGTAAAAGTGCGTGGACAACTTGCGACTTCATTTCTGTTTGTTAATATCGAGGACGAGCGCTTGCAATCGCGTACTTTTCAAGAACACTTACAGTCAATGGCAAAGCTCTGCGGTATCAACAAAAGCGTTAGCCCGCACATGTGCCGACGCACTTACGCAAAACAAGCGGTATTAGCTGGCATTGACCCGTTCAGCCTAGCGTCGCTTTTAGGACACAGTTCTATAGAAGTAACTAAGCAGTACGTGCAGTTGTGGGGCAGCGACTTGAAAAATCAGGCGAAGTTAAAAGCTGATTATGGCGACATATTTAAATAGACACAAATGAAACTACGTTATCATGCGTAGTTTTTTTTTATAAAACACTTGACTTAATCTACGTTATAACGTATAATATAAATATAGAAAGGAGTTGAAAACGTGAGCAGATTGTTAGAGGACATAAAAACCGTTCTCGAAATCGTCACTCTCGCAATTGCCCTAGTAAAGCTTAGCGAGAATAACAACGATAACAAAAACGGTTAACAACTTGGCAAGCGGGTCGAAATGACTCGCCTGCCCCTCTAATAAATTCTATCATGCGACGCTATGAAAAAGCAAACAAAACAGGTGTTAAGCATTGCGTTGGTGGTTATAGCGGTCAACGGGCTTGCTAGTTACTTCCACAGTACTGTCACAACCGGTATAGCCATCGCCATCACACTCGCCTGTCTCGTAGCCTTGCTGAAAATGAGGCGGTGAACTACTGTGAAACAAAGTAAAACTAGTGAAGCGCAACGACGTGCGGCGGACAATTGGGACGCAAAGAATGCGGAAAATAGGCGTTATCGAGTTGCAAAGTCGTCCACCAAACGTTTTATTACCAAAATGGCTACAACGGAAGATCTAGCGCAGGTTAAAGCGTGGTTGGACGAACGCAACTCAAATGACGACGGGCAACCGCAATAATGCCAATGAGTGCCTGCGTCTCGATTGACGCGAGTTCTGGCGGGATTTTGTGCACAAGTGAGGCGGCTTCGAAAAGCTCTTCGGCAGAAAACTGTTGCATATTTGGGAATTCTGGTATAAAATTGAGTTGGTTTTGAGTTGCGCTTATTGCGTAACCTGTTTCTCGACTCATGTTGCTGCATGGGTCTTTTTCTTTAAAATTAGGCTTTAGATTCAATGTAGGCTACCTCGCTTCCCTGTTCGATGTTTTGACGCTCTAGCAGCGGATAAATGCCCATTGCTTTCAGCGTTTCATAAATAAATAGGCGTCCGGTTTGGGTCCAGTATGTATGACTATTAGTGCCGCCATCTGATCGCGTAAATGTCTTACTGTGGGTGTAGCCTTTATCGGCGTATTGTTGGCGTAAGAACCAAGTGCCGCTAAGATTATACTGGATACCTTGGTCGCTTAATAAGCTGTTTAAATGGCGGGCAGAGAAACCATAGTCCTTGGCGATTTCGGTGACTTTAATTAACGTTGGGCTTTGCAAAACTAAATCGTAGTACTGCGCCTTTGGCTCAAGCTCGGCAAGCTGGGAAAACATTTGTTGTTGCTGTTGGTTAGCAATTTCAAGCGCTCGGCTCATAATCATTTCGGGCGAGTTCCAAGCGGATTCAACCGCTAAAAAATAGCGTCGTGCTTGCTTGCCCTTTTCCGAGCGTTGAATCATGGAAATTTCTTTTGCCATCGGCAGTTTAATGTGGTGGTCAATTATTTCCGTATAAGGATTCTTAGGATTTTTGGTGGCTCTTTTTTGAGCAGCCAATGTAAAGTCAGTGTTTTCAACAAATCCGTACTCCACCATGCGCGGAAACCAATCTTTGTATTTTGTTTTAACGCCTAAAAATTCGTGGAGTTCTCGAGCACTTACAATAAGGTCGCCATTTTCGTTTTGGTGTGTTGCAACTAATTCTTGCATTTTCATCTTCCTTTCTAATTTATGTTATTTATGTAAACAGCCTTTAAAAGTCTGGTTTTATGTTGGCAAGGGTTCATACAAAGATTAAATAACGAATTAACACCATTATAACACCTTATTGTATTATTTCAACAAAACAACCTATAAAGTGTAAAAGATAGGAGAAATTACCTATATGGATATTTATGAAATTATTAAAGTTTTATGTAAAAATAATAGGATTTCTATAGCTGAACTTGAAAAAAAACTTGGTTTAACTCGGAATACATTGTATAAATGGAAAACACAAAGCCCCTCGATAGAGAGGTTGGTACTAGTTGCTAATTATTTTAATGTTTCAGTTGATTTTTTAGTGGGGAGGTCTTCGAATAGTTCTTTTGATGATATTAGCTATTTAGATATGTTAGAACAGGAGGCAGAGGCAAATTTAATGGCTGTTATTGACTTATTACAGAGTTACTTTACAGTTGAATATACAACAAGTGACTTAGAGCCGTTAATAATTATTGAAGAAATGAACAAAATCGATGGCTTCAAGGGCAGTATTAATGAATTTGATTTAAAAAATAATGCAACTGCTCTTATGAGAAAAATATCGGATAAAGAGTATGATTTCGATGATATTTATAAAAAATCAATCTTATTAACCCTTTTCAATAAATATTCTTCCGAAGAAAATTTTGTTAAAGAATTGTTAACATACCACTTTAGTGCTGCGAAAGTATTGTCTACAATAGTGCATAATTTTACACATGAACATTCAAAACTATTTTTACTCAATGATTTTGCCATTGAAATCACACTTCAACCACTCGTAGAAAATGATGACGCATATATAACATTACCAATTAAAGTATCCTTGTCTATAGATGGTGAAGTTGAATATTTTTTTTACAACTTAGATGTACAAATAGATGGGCAGGGTGGTATTACTGTAGTAACCTTTCCCCCCAACGATAATACACCCACATTTCCAAATAATTATACTGATGAGTATGCAAGGTTTTTCTGGAAGAATTTTTCGAGTACAATAATAGAGTATGTGGCTAAAGATCTATCTAACGAAGGGCAACATTCGCCTGATGTATGGATTGAGCTGCCGGACTCTGTTAATATGCATTTTGATGATTAATGATTTTATTACTCCACCAAAATAAAACATATCTAGAAGAGTTTTTTAGTGATTATGATGTAACATAATTAAAAGCGCCTTAACCTAGATTGGTAGGCGCCTTTAGTTCATATAGGTTAGTTATTTAGAAGCGAATTTTTCTTCTTTTCAAATTCAACTTCTGTGATTATCCCATCATTAAGCAGTTCTTTATATTTACATATTTCATCGGTAGCGGATATTTGTTCGAGAGTTTTTTGTTTTTCTGTCAGTCTTTGCTCTATAACACTTTGTACTTTTAGCGCAATATCCATTTCGTCAACGACAAATAAAATACTATTCTCGTCTTGTGTAGCTCCTAAAACTCCTTGACTATTAAAATTTCCTGCTAGGTTAAATTGTATGTATCCTGCCGATAATTTAGGTTTTTTTAGTTGAATACTGGTAATAGAGCTGATTAATATGGCTTTTTCACCCGATGAACCAAGCGTAAGTTTATTACTAATACCTTTTCGAACAATTCGTACAAATTCTTTGTCTATAGACACCTCTGTTTTTGATGCCTCAAAGTAGAATATATTTTCTTTCATCTTACTTAAACGTTCGTATTCAAGGTCAATTAGTTTTTCTTGCTTTTTTCGGTTGCCTTTTATTCTTACTTTTCTAGTATTGACCTCTTCCAATTCTTTTTTGCGCTGCTTTAGCTCATCCTTACTTATTTTTTTATTGTTTTTAAATAAACTCATGTAATATCACTCCTATGTATTTTACCTAAATTCTAACACATGAATTTCAGTAAATAAAGCGCCCTACTATCGCAGTAAGGCGCTTTTTCTTTGTCACAATAAATCATGTGTTATTTTCGTATCTAATTCCACTCTTTTTTCATACATGGTATCGGTAAGAAAAGCGTCTTTCTGCCGCCCTTTCCAGCTTTCTGTGCTGCCGATGTATTCAGCAAGCAGCAAATCCGACATGCGGTTAAGCAACGGGTCGCCCACTCTTATTTCATAGAGTTTAGTTGCCTCTTCAATATAATTCTTTCGCCAGTCAAGCGACAACTCGTCAGCCTTAGCCAATTTCAACAGCGCAGTCAGTTCTTCGCCCAACTCTGTCCGCCAAGTATCTTCTTCGATTAGGTTTCGCTCCTTTCCCATTTACGATAAACTTGTACTAGTTTTTTTGCCGCAATAATAATATGTTCGCTAATTGTTGCATGGGCTACGCCATACAGCTCTTCAATATCGCCGACCGTATGCCCATTTACAAGTCGTTCCCATAAAAACAGGCGCTGGCGACTTGTAAGCTTAGCTTCTGCGATGGCTTGCTCTAGCGTTAATTTATCCGCAATTGCTTCGGCAAAGTCGGCGCCTCGGAGATCGCAAGATTCGGTTTTTTGGTAGTTTAACAACACCTGTAAAGGCGAAGTGTAAATATATCCCCGCATTATTTACGACTCCCATTCATATCCTCAACCATGACAAGAGAAATGATTAATAGTAAAATAAATTCTGCTTCTGCAAGACTAAGAAAGCCGAAAGCGCTCAATAATACGGTAATGAAAATCATAGAAAAATAAAATGAACTTAAAGTTTTAAACATTCAATCACTCTCCATCCAATTAATTAAATCATTCAAATAAAACTGCGCTTTCTTCAAGTCTTCTAAGCCGTTTTTATGTTCATAGCGCGAAACGTATTTAATAATATTCCCGACCGCATAAGAAGGATAATCAGATACTTTTGCCTTGATGTAATCTAGTGTTTCGATACCGCCTGCTGTGTAATGTGATGGGTTGTTTACGTTGTCAGTATTTTGTTTTTTCATAGATACTCCATTGGATGAAAATGCTTTCATGGCATTTGCGGTGTTATCAAACCACTTTGCAACTTCGTCTTGTTTCACTTTGTATTTTTCAATTGGTGTGTTGGGGTGTAAATATTTAGCATAAGAAAGACTCCCACAACTTACTCCTTCTTCCTCTATATGCACAACAGTATTTTGCTTATTCCGTTCCCAAAGCTCCGAGTCATATGACGGAATAACCTCTCCGAAAAACCAGCTATACCCTTCATTTTTCAATTTTCCCAATAAAGCATCAAAATCTTCTTGTGTTTCTGTGTGATATATTTTCACTCGTCGGCACCCTCCATCTCATTTTTTACTGCTCTTTTTCGCAATAAACGTTCGTATTTTCGCCGTGCTTTCTTATCGCTTCCGCGGCACTCCTTGAATGAGGCGTCACGTGTGAATAGTAAATCGTTGTATACTCTATTACTTTTTTTACGGAAAAAGTTGTCGTAGGTCATCTACAATACCATGTATGGCGCAATAGATTCTACGCCATCTATGCATATTATTTTTCTTTTCTCTATGGATTCTATGGTTGGCAGAGACCCACGTTCTGCTGCATTTTTTAAAAAATAGTACATATTTTTGAACCCTAGCATATTATCAGTGTGGAATTGCACACGTTTTACTGGCATACGTAGTTCAACTAATTGTTTAACCAGCTCAAAACCATTCATAAATTCGTCACCCAAATCGTGGTCTAATGATAAAAGCTCGATAGTCGGATAATCATGCGCTTCACACCAACATAAAAAGGACTCGGCTGTTAAAAACGAATGAGTATACTTTTCGGGGGCTAATCGCAAGTCATCTATAAAAATGTTCATTGCGTACCATACCTCCATTCCGATTGTTTAATTAATAATTCGCCATTTCCCTGACTGCCTACCGAAGTTGGTTGCGCTGCTTTTATCTGACAACGCAATATCAAACTTACTGCCTTTTATTGCACCGCCACGATCGCGCACAATTGCCCGAATAACATTGCCATTTACCTCGATTTCCAGCTTCGTATTGAACGGAATTTCTGGCGGTGCTGCAACAATTTGGTAACCTTCGCAGGTTTGCGATTTATGTAAGTTGTCGCCTTTCGCTGTAACCCCGTTGCCCTGCATTGCGTGCTCACTAGTGTCTGTTGGCGGATAGTATGCCGTAAATTCCCCGGTTCGCCAATGCGTTTTAGCGCCTATTTGCTCTGTTTTAATGCTGGGGGCAGTATTAACCTTCGAGCTGCTTAATTGCTTTTTTAAACGCTCAATTTCCCGATTGCGTTCAGCAAGTTGTTGCTCTAATTCCTTGGCTTTGTCCGCATTTGCTTCGGCGTCGGATTGCCAGCTTGCTGCATTTGGCATGACTTGCTGGGCAACCTCGCTAGTTTCTTTTGCCGGAATTTGCGGACTGACTCCGGCGGACAGTGACGCGGTTATTAAAATACTTGCTATAATTGATTGGATAATTAGCCTCCTAAATGTCGCTTAATAGTGACTCAATTGCTGATACATTTGCGCCGCCTACATGACGCCTTACCTCAATAATTTGCCCCTCTTCGGTGCTTCGATATAAAACAAGGGTCGGCGTTGACTGCACACCACATGCGCGAAAAACTTCTTCGCCATCAATTTCTAATTTACGTTTTTCAAAAACTACATTTGCAGGTAGTTCGACTTGTTGAAGCGCTAGACTTGTCATAATGCAAGGACTACAGTTTTCTTTGCTAAACAACGATAAAATATAATAACTATTTTTCATTTTAGGACTCTCCTTCGTCATCTGTTAGCGCAACTAAGCCGCACAGCAACCCGACCGCTACCGCAACAAGTGCGAATGCTTCGACCGGAATAGCAGCAATTAAGCCGAAAATCGTGCCAAGCCAGCCAATGCCGACCAAAATAATGTAAAATAATGCTGTAAACATTAGCCAAACTAGTAAAAACAGTGAAACTTTATGTATATATTTCATTAAATCAATCCTTCCTTAACCGCTTTATATAGCGCTAGAGAACATGCGTCGCTTTCGTCGTCGCTGGCAAATTCGCCCTTAAAGGCTGTCCATTTACGCACTGAATCGGCGACTTCCTGCTTCGTTGCCTTACCGTTTCCGGCAACAGCTTTAAAGTGAGTGCCCGGCGTGATTGGCTCGTCTGTATAAACTAAGTCGAACACATTAAGCGCTTGGTCCACCGCCGACCATGCCGCGAAAACAGGGGCGTTCTGCTTCCACGTGCGACCTTGAAACAGCTCGCGGACTACAAAGTCGAAGCCCTTGCCCCGGTTGCACTCAATAAAATGCACCGCCCACGCATACACGATTGAAGTGCGCACTGCTATGGAGTCTTTTGTTGTCGTTTTAATATTACTTTTGTCAATTATGGTAGCTTGACCGTTTCGGACTTCAATTAAGGCAGCGCCCGGCTGTCCGAGTGAAATGTCGAAAGCTAAAATGCGCACTGGCTTAATCATGTTCGCCGCTTTCTTTCACAGGCTCATAAACGGCGAGGTATTCGTCTTCCCAGCTGTCAAAATAAAAGTACTCATCTATTGCGATATTAAGTATAAAATCATTATCTAAATCTTTAGCTAATTCAGCGACTCGACGCACCCAGCTGCCCACACGCCCATCCATTTTATTTATTATTACAACGTCGTCAACTCGCGGCTCCCTATCGACTTTTACATACATCTTATCTTCGTACGGAATAAAGTTAGGTGTAATATTTCTTGCTAGTTGCTCTGCAGATACCTCTTCATTTGTGGTCAACTCGCCAATTTCTATCGTGATATTGACGGGGATATATGCGGTAATATTTTTACTTTGTGCCATTTTTACCTCTCCTTTCAACTAAGTCTTCATATGCGTCAATAAGTTGCGTTTTTATATAATCGGGTTGGCTCGAAGCTTTAACTCGGCGCACATAAGTGCGAACCTCAGCAACTTCTTCGTCGGTAAGATACTTAGCTGTTGCGTCCTTAAAATTATTGAATGTCCAAGTATCAATTTCGAATGGGGGAGCCTGCCGCCGCTCGACTGCGTCAAGTACTTCCGCAAAATATTCGAAGAGCTGGTTGCGGTCATTGTCGTCGATGGAAATGCCGAAGCACTTTAGGTCAGGCGCTTCTTTGAATGTTTGAAACCAGTTTTTCTTACTTAAATTAACGTATAAAATTAAGTAATAATCTAGCGGCGCACCTGTGTCGATGTCGCGGTACATATGCGAGTATGCGACAGTTTGTTTAATATGTTTTTCGTCAGCTTCGCGCATACTATAGTCGCTAGTCTTGCTATAAGTCGTTTGCTTCGATTTTATTTCGAGCCCAATGCGGTACTGTTTACCGTCGGAATCTGTATAAAGCATAATGCCATCGCAAGTTCCATATAAATTGAAACGGTGGTTTTTGTAGCTAACCGGCGTGCACTTCTTCGCAAAGTCCTCAAACACCGGTGTGCCGTCGCCATTTTTTTCAAATATAAACGGCGGTTTCTTGCCAGTTTTAGCTTCGAAATGTTTTTCTATAAACAATAAATCACGTTGAAGCATGTCGCCGGTCGCTGTTCCGATTGTGGTCCACCGCTTTTGGTGTGGGGGTTGTCCGCCGACGTCGCGTTTTGCGCCATTTTGCTTCATGAATAATTCGTGCTTGCTACTGCCACTTGACGAAGGACTAAAATACGGCACACCTCGCTCCGGCCAGAGTTTTGGTGGGTTTGTGTACCATTTGTGAATTTGCGAGTCCAGCTTGTCATCCCAAATTTCAGGCAAACTGTGGTACTCGTTTAATAATGTAATAAATTCATCAGCAACTTTTTTAATATTTAAAATTAAACTTCGCCGTCCTCTTCATTAATATATTTTTCTGCACGTTCTATCCAAGAGCGAACTTGTCTTAAATCGGTCTCTCCATTTTCTCTAGCAATATTAACAATAGCTACAGCGTCCGCAATGGCTTCATCATAACCCTTTTCAAACTCGGTTTTATTGCTCAAAGTAAAAGCTCCTTTCTAACTTGCGCTAATTTATCATGCAAAACGGGCGTCATCATACTATTTTCTTTGTCTGAACTAAGTCGTTTTTCTAATGTGCTCGTTAGCGGTTTTGTTGTTGCGCTACTGATGTGCCCGACCAAGTCCGTGCGGTTGCGAAATGTTTTTACAATAACTAACTCTAACAACTCATTTGTTTGTACATTTCGTACAATAAAGCGTTCTTTAACTTTACTAAAATCTTGGTATGTTTGAAGCTCCTCGACTACTTCATATGATTCGGTTTCGCTGATAGACAGTTTACCAGCTGTTCGCAGCGCCTCTAAATCGTGATTTTCAAGTTTTAATTTTGTCATTTAATAGCCCCTTTTCTCCGTGAATTCTTGCCAGCGAACTGCGTCGCCCCAGCGTTCCATGTATATCTCAACGTCGCTTTCATTTTCGACCCCATCGAGCAAATAAGACTGTGTCATCACATTTACCAGCATGTCGCGCTCATGTTCGGTTATGTCAAGTGGGGCTTCGACAAGTATTTCATCGTGAACAGTTGTAAGTTGTTTAAAGTCGCGTCCGTTCTGCCTCCAGTCGGCTAACATTTCGCACATTTTGTTCATTGTGATTTTAGTCTGTATTGCCGCTTCGCCTTGAATCGGCGCATTGGTGCTTTGTAAAAGCGGTCGGTAGTCTCCTTTTAATGCGTCAGGTAAACGCCTTTTGCGGCACTCTTTGCCAATCCACACAAACCCGTTGCGTTTCACAAATTGACGTTGTTCTTGTGCCCATTTTTTCAAGCGGGGCATTTGTTGCCCTAATTTTTCTTTTAATTCATGTGCCTCATCTTTTGATATACCTAGTTGCTCGCCCATTGTGCGGTCACCTGTGCCATAAATGTATGCAAGAAAGCCAGTTTTTGCACGCTTCCGCTCAACGCTATCTTTGTTTATTTCATCGTAATTTTTATGATAAGCAATCGTTGCAAGGGCGATGTAAGGGTCTTTTCCTTCCCGGAACGCGTCCAGTAAAAACGGTTCTTGGACCTTCGCCGCAGCAATGCGCCCTTCTTGGTTTCCAAAATCGAGCCCAACAATCACTTTATTTTCCGGTGCAACAATTATTTTTCGGGCTTCGGCTGGCAAGTTTTGCGCATTAAATCCGCCGCTACTACTTAGCCGCCCCGTCTTTGCGCCGTTTGCGCGGTAGCTGGGGTGTAGTCTCCCCGTTTTTTCTTCGACTAACTTCGGTAACACACTTATGTATGTACTGTATAATTTTGCGTCCCCTTTGAATTTTAAGTATTTTTGAATAAGCGGAAATTGACCAGCTAGCGGTTTTAATACTTTCTTTGCGTCGACACTTTCCAGCTTCGTACCCGTCAATTTTTCTAGCTCAGGTTTAAGTTGTGCTGGACTGTTGATATTTATGCCGTCAAAAGCTTCTACAAGCTCATTCTCTAGCGTGCCAATTTCGTTCTTTAAGCGCTCAGCATATTCAGCTGCATACGCTTCATCTATTTTAAATCCAGTCGACTCCGTATCTAATATGGTCGAAACAAACGGCATTTCGACTTCGAAAAAATACTTTTCGAGGGATGGAAATCGTTTTAAATGTTTGTGTTGAAAATTCATTAAGCGCATAGTTAAATCGGAATCTTTTATTGCATATGCGCCAGCAACTTTTAAATCGCTAACCTCATTAAATCCTTTGTTGCCGAAAAGTTCTTTATATGTTAGCGACGGAATTTTTAAGTAAGCTGTTGCAAGATTTTTTAAAGCAAAACTAGCTTCGTTTTCGTTCAGCATGACCATAGCCGGCATAGTATCGAACCATAAATTTTCTAACTGTATACCTAAGTCATTCGCTAAAATCGCTTTATCAAAACCGCCGTTATGCGCAACTTTTCTTAACCGCTTATCTTCGTAAAATGGCTTTAATTTTTCAGCAACATACTCTGCGTTTAGCTGTGTTTCATCTGTATCGTGCCGCACTGGAATATATGCGTGTATATCTGCGCTATAACAGCCAACTACATGACCCACGAGGTAATCCTGATAGACGTTTGTGCCCGTCGTTTCCACATCGAAAATCATTATTTCTTCCTTTTCTAAAAGGCTTAAAAGCTTGTTAAATTGTTCCTCGGTCTGAATCAACCAATAGTTGCTTGGCATATTATCGACCATATCCGCAAGTATTTCTTGTTGAATAATCGATTTTACTTCGGGATAAATTAGCTTTACCTCAGCTTTACTAAGACGTCTGCCCTTCGCAACCGCGGTAGGCTCGCGTCCAACTTTTCCGGCTTCTAGCGCGGCTTTTACTTCGGAAATCATGCGAACCTCTGCCGGCGTATTTTTCATAGCTTCAATGCGAGCCCACGCCTCTTCTAACGTTTCCAAACTCCCTTTTTTGCGTCCAGCGGCAGTTTTCAGCGCCGACTTACAGACAGAATCCGTGCCAGTGTTTAACGACAATTTTATTTTCGGTGCCATGCGGAACCCCCTTACTCTTTGCCTTTTAGACGGTAAACATTAAAGTCATCGCCGCGGGTATCGTATTCGTCACCGTCGTCGTCCAGGATTATTGCGCCGTTATCAACACCAGATGACCTAACTAAATATGCTATAGTTGGTGTTAAGAAACCATATGGTGCGGTTTCATAGACAATAAAGTCGCCTTGCCTAGCGGGACCCTGTACCTTTTTGAACGGTTGCCCATGAATTTCGAGTTCATCATCGCATGAATATGTGGTAATTGCCGCCATCCGTGTGAGAAACGTCAGCACCTCGTCAACACTGCCCTCTATCGTTGTGCCGTCCGCAATCTTATACTTAATCAATCTGCCGCGCCTCCTAATTTGATATATTTTGTTGCAGTTGTGTCGCTATTATTTTCATTTAACCAGTATTCTTTTTTGCCGCGGCATTCAAAGAAATAACCAATACTTCCTTCAATGCCAATTATGTAGTCTATTTCGTTGGTACTGTAAGCTTCCCCACTATTTTTTGTTGCATAAATTACTGGTTGATTTTCGCGATCAGCTCGCCGACGAGCGGTTTTTACTTGCACGCGGTGATACTCCCCAGTTTCGGGGTCGCGCCCTAAAAGGTCATAACACTCTGCGACAATGGGGCGGCTAACCTCCCAGCCCAACTCAGTTAAGAGTAGGCTAGCAGCGGTTAGCTCGCTTACTTCGCCGCGAATGGAAGTCGCATGTGCCAATTAAAACGCCTCTGTTGGGTCGATTTCAGGTGCCTCTAAGTCGATTAGAGAAACGTCAAAGCCCGACGCAAGTAGCGACTCAATTTGCGCTTTTTCATCCGCGATAAAAGTAAGTCCTTCAAAATTAACTGTTACATTTTCCGCAGTCAATTCCTTGAAGTTTTTAGCGGCAGTTTCGCTTAAATCTTCTTCAAACGTTGCTGTTAATGAAACTTTCGTATCTGTTTTTTGACCTGTTTTTGAAAGTTCGAGCGGTGTGGTTTCTAGGCGCCCCTTTTCTTCATATTTTTCAATAACAGAAATAACAGCTTCCGCTTGATTTTTCGTAAAATCTATGTAAATTACTTCGCCAGACTCTAAATCAATGAACGGCACAATATACTTACGTTTAGAACGATACTCCGACGCTTTTGTGCGCAATGGTTTAACCTCAGCGTCTTCTTTACTTTTACCTGCCTCAACTAATTCGTTCGCCTTGTCCTGATAATATTTTGACGCTAGGTCCCACGGCGTTAATTCATCAGTAGCGTAACCTCTTGCATTTTTAATGCTTGGTTTTTCTGCTTCAAAGCTATTTACCTTTTTGAAAATTCCGTAACTGTCGTATGCTGCAATATTTTCAAGCGGTAATGCCTTTACTAAAAATGTCGAACCTGATTTCAACGATGTAAAAGTACTTCTTTCGCTACTTCCAGCACCTTCTTGTGTTGCGCCTCTCAATGCTGAAATAGCTTCTTTTCCAACAATTGCCAACTGCAAAACTCCTTTTGAAATGTATTTTGTTCGAGCCTCGGACCAAGTGTGCACCCTTTTCCCACGCCCGCAAAACAGCACGATCGTAGCCAAACCGTTCACGCTGTTTTGCCGACGTAGAACTTGCCGGCTTAAATATCAATTAATTTATCTGCTTGCGTGCGCATGATTTTAAGTTCTTTTTCGGCTTCATTGCGTTTAGTCTGCACTTTTTCCAATTCAGTATTTAGTTTTTGCAAACTTCTACTAATTTTCGAAACTGCACGCGGATTTTTAGTTCGCGCAAGCTTCGTAGTTTCCTCGCTTATTTGCGAGTATAAAAGCGCAGTTGTATTTAATAATTCTTTATTGACTTTATTATATGCTCGCTTTGCTTTGTTAAATTCTTTATCTAAAAAGCGCGCTACTTTTTGCTTTAGAGGGTCGTCAATAGTTTTATAACATGTGCGCACAATAGCTTTATTATTGTTGTGTGTAACAACAAAAGTTACGCTGTCAACCTCATATTCATATGTATTTTTCCCGGTCATTCTAGTTGCGTCTTTCCCTTTCAACTTGTTCTCCGCCCATCTTGGTGCTGTGTCGGATGGTATTTTAAGCCGCTCTTTTGCTCGTTTAATTGCGTGCTCTGTCATAATAATTTTAGTTGACATTTTCAATTTGTATCAGCTCCTTAACACTTTCTTATTATATCGCATATATGCGATTATGTAAACGCACTAATTAGAAATATTTAATAATTTTTCATTTGCGTCTTTAAAGGGCGCATACTCTGCATATTCTAACCGAAAAAGTCCGCCAAACGCATGTTTTGCCTGCTTATTTAAAAGCGCACCTTTTTCATCATTGTCGCCACCTAAAATAATTTTAGTAACATTTAACCGCTTGATTAGCTCCATTTGTTGCTCACTCATCACGCTACTGCCTACCGCAATACCAACCACATCCGCGTCAAGCAAACACCAACTCATTGCGTCAATTTCTGCCTCACATACTGCAACGGTTGCAGATCGCTCACGTTTAGCAACATCGAGACCGAACACTAATTCATTTAATGACGTTGCTTCGTTCTCATACCAAAATTCTTTCTTGTCTGCACGTCGGTACTTAACGTTTGCTACCTTGCCATCTTTTGTGCGCCAGGGCATTACCGCCTTTTTACTATCGCCACCTACGCCGTACCGCTGTTGAACTGATTTTGCGAGGCCCCTTTTTTCTAAATATTCGCTAGGTTTCAAACATTCAAAGCCACTTAGCGCAATAATCTCCGTTGACTTTTCTAACGTTTGTATGGCAGGTTTTATTTTCAACTGTTCTAGGTCAGGAAATCCGTACTTTTCTTCGAGCCAGTCCGCGGTCATGCTGTAAGACCAGCCTTTTAATAGCGCTAAAAGCCAAACGAAATTGCCTTTTGTTTTCGAGACATCCACCGCACCAGAATCAGACCAAACCCCTGTTTGCAAATTAACAAAAAAAGATGGGCGGTTATCTTCGCGAAATGGGCTCGCTGCGATTAATTTGCCCTCGGTCCAACGCGCATGCTCCCAGTCGTATTGACCCAACTCCTCGATTATATCTACATGCAATACATTTTCACTTATGTCAATAACAATCACTTGCAGAACCTCCTATACTAATCCGCCCAATATTTCATATATTCAAGAGTTGCCAGCCAACGGGCTGTAAAAGCGTGGGCGCTCTTTTCTTCAAATAGTAACGTCGGCTCTCCGTTCTCGTGATCCTCTATGATGCTTGGTTTCATCCTACTATTTACTAACATATAATCAAATGCTTGTTTAATTGTTTTAAAATAAGGACCTGTAACATAGGTATGATGGTCGCTATATGACTCGCCATTGTCAAATTCGTAGTAAAACACCAAATTTTTTCCAGCTAACTTTTTGTCAGTTTCAATAATCCACTTTTCAATCTCTACCGTATAAATCCCCCCTAAAATTCGCGTACCAGTGCGGCTGTGTAGTCAAGTTCTTCAACAACACCGTAGCTCGGCATAAACACAAGCTCCGCCTGCTTTCCTTCGCCGCCACTACGCCCCTTTTTTATCTCAATAACGCCAGTGTTATCAACAGAGTCGAACGCTAGTAGTGCCGCAGCGTCTTCCAGTATAGCTTTAGATTTTTTGACGGACTCACGGCTCGGAATGCTTATTGTGCGAATGCCATCGTCAAATTTTTCTTTTTCTTCTTCTGCTTGTGTGACAACATGTATTACGCATTTCATTTTGCCGGCAAGTCGCCGTAGTTTCTTACTTGTAGCTGCTACGTCACCACCTGCGGTTTTACTTGTATTTTGCTCGAAGTCCATGTAATAAATCGGATCAATAACAACCACATTCGCTTTTGTTGCTTCTATATCTGCTTGCAATGCTGCTAAATTTCGCTGGTCAAAGTCATCATCATCTACCGAGCGTAATGTAATTGTGCCTTTTATATGTTGCCCCTCCGCCAATTCTAATGCGAAAACGCGAAAAGCTTCTTCAAACTCCGCAGGCAAGTCGCCTTGTTGCAAATTCCGATTAAAAAACCCAGTTTCGTATTTAGTTCCGTCAATTTCCGCCTTAAATATTTTACGTCGGGCGCTCAAACTACTGTAAGCGCGCGCCATCCACTCGAACCAAGGCATTTCCAGCGCCCAAATGAGCACGTTTGCGCCGTCGACCGCCGCCTGCAACGCTTCTTCCATCGTAATAATTGACTTGCCGCGCCCAGAACGACCATACCATGCGTAAGTATTTCCTTCTGTATAGCCGCCAAGCTCCTGTTCCACTGTCGGAAACTTAGAGTGCCAAATTTTATTACTTTCGCCAGCCTTGCGTTTTTCATATTCGGTCAAAAACTTCTCAGAGTCCAACACTACATCTGTGCCAATCCCGCGCGACACTTTCGTTTGCACTTCGATTTCATGTAACGCCTTTTGCATGTATGCAATAAATTCAGCACTTTCCATGTCGTCAAATTTCGCTTGCATGGACGGGTCTTCGAGCAGCTTGAACACCGCTACTTTGCCGCTGTAATCCTTGACCTGCTTCGCCAAATATGTATAAGTGTCGGTGATTTCAGGCACATATTCAAAGTTTTCAACCTGCGTCGACAAAGTTGCGTAACTCGGCACAACGCCTTCTTTTTCGTAATAATCGTGAATGAAATCGAAGGTTTGTCGGTCGGATTTCGTAGGCATATCGCTAGCTTGAATATTATATTTTGTTAACGGTGAAATATCAGCGTCATTTACTACTTTATTCAGTAGCAACTGCGCAAATTGTTTATTTGCCATTTCCTTCGCTCATTTCTATTAAATTTTTCATCAAGTCGTATGCCGCTTTTTCCTGCGCTTGGAATTCGCTTAAACCTGTACTTTTATATAACTTTTGTGCGCTCAGGGCAATATCTAAAAGCTCGTCTATGTTGTTAACCTGCTGTTCACGCGTTGAAGGCGCTGCCTTATTTGCGTTTAGCATTGCGGTTGTAAGTGTACCTGTTCGCAAGTATTCACTGCTATACTTTGCGCGACACACAAGTTCAACATCTTCTATGTAAGCGAAGTTATACTCGCCGTTCACGCCTGTTAAATCGAGCTCGATTTCGGACCATTTCGCGTCGGACGTCTCAATATTATGTGTATTAATTGTGTCGATGTAATAAAGTGTTTCGTATCCTTTCACATGTACTAGATCACCAGCGCCAACATGTATTTTTCTCAATACGTCACCTACTTCCGTCTATTTTTAGTCTAATTCATAAATATATTAAAACATGTAGTACGAGTCATATTCGATGATTTTACTGAAAGTTATATTTTATAAAAATTCCATTCATGCTTTTTCATGTGATATAATTATTTTTATTGGGGGTGATTTACATGAAACTAAACCATGAGTGTGTGCGGAAGCTGCTCCTCGAAATCGAAGATAAACAAGATTTCTTATTTCAAAACTTCAATTATGAGGAATTAAAACAGTTTGATTGCTTTAAAGAATTTGGGCATGATGTTTTATTCTATACATTATACAGATTAAAAGAGGCTGATTTTATTGACTTTAGTCACAAAATAATTAATGGTAAAATCCACTTTTTTTCCTTGTCGAAAATCACTTGGAAAGGTCACGAATTTCTTGATAATATACGTGATGATAAAGTTTGGAAGAATACTAAAGAGATTGCTTCCACTTTCACGAGTGCGTCTATCAGCTTCTTATCAAAAATTGCATTTAATCTATTGTCTGAATCAGTGAAGAAACACCTAGGAATTAAGTAAACTGTTAGCTTCGTTGATGATGATTTGTTTTGTCATTGTTATTCAACCTCCCTTACATCAAGATGTAACTCTGTTTCGAAGTTAATTTTTTCTGTCATATCTTTTATTGAAGTTGAATTTGTAATGATTTGTTTCGCTTTAACCTTATCTCTATTGATGCGATTCACTGAGTCCACATTGCCTAGTCGTCTTAGAATAGATGTTTTAAGTTCCTCAAAAGTAATATTTTCTTTGCTGTAATCATTGAATAATATTTTGACTCCATTTGATTCTGCGTAAAGTACAATGTGATAGTTTGTCATTTTAGTTCCCCCTCAAAATCTTTAATTTCTGGTCGTTCTCCGTGGGTTTCAACCATATATTTTTTTGTTTTTTCAACTTCTTTTCTAAATTTGTCTAATCCGTTTGCTTCGATTTTTTTCTGGATTAAAGGAATCACTTTATATTTATAAAATTCAATTGCTGTATTGCGAGTGTTTGCATCTAGGAAATCTATGAGATCTATTGGATAATTTAACAATGAAGCTCCACTAGATATTTCATTAACGTGCAAGAATACTTGGGTTAATGTCCTTTCTGGATAAATTGCAAAGTCTGTTCCTTCTATCGTCACTTGTGTTCCCATTTTCGCAACCCAGCCATTATACGTTGCAATCTGGAACACTTTATCTTTTTCAGATATTTTTATTGTGCTAGTCATTCGTCATCCTCCTTCTTCAACGCATTCACCATTTGATTGATTTCTTTTTGCGCGTTACCTCTAAACGGATGTACAACTTGTGGAAATTTTTGTGCAAAGAAATGTAACACTAAATTTCCGTTTTGAAACAATAATGTCTCTGTAATTTCCGCAACTTCTTTTCCGTTTAAAGGTTGACCAGTGCCGCGGCATTCAATATTTACATAGCCTTCGATTTCGCAAGCAGTGTTGACTGCTGCATATAAAACAGGCACTTCATGTTGATTTTTTATCGAAAGAACGGTGCTTTCTGCTGGCAGCGTAATTACTTGAGAGTCTTTTGTTGTTAAAGGATATTTATAAATTTTTAATTTCATCTCATTTCCTCCTATACAATCCCCAGAACTACAAATCCGTATTTTTGTTCATAATCTGTCATGTAAACTACTTCAACAGAAATATTAGCTCCTGAATATTCATTGACCCATTCGCGTAGAATCAAAGTATCTCCCACATGAAAATCGCGGTCATTCTTTCTAATTTCGAACGTTTTTCGCCCTTCTGCGATGTCCCAGAAGTATTCTGACAATATTTTTAGTTCATGTGTTTTACTCATTTGAGTACCTCCAACTTACTTTTTATCTCGGTCAGCAATTCCCTTACCATTTTCACTTCGTATGACAATTCTTCAAAACTACTAATATCTGATGTTCTGATGTGATGTTCAGTAAAGGCGTCTAAAGCTTTCTCTACAGTAGGAAAATAGCCAATATCACTATATTGTTCCGCTCCGTTTTTATCTGGTCCTTTTGGCTTTGATAATACATATTGATATTGACTGCTTCTAATTACGTAATCTTCGTTTATTTTAATTTTCATTCTGTCTCCTCCACTTCTTCAACAGGCACAGCGAAATCCCAATATCGTGTGTCTATATTTTTTATTTCTGATTCAGTGAATTTAGTTTTATACCCATCGAACTCCCCGTTAGTAGACATAGTATAGGTACCTGTTTTTAGGTTGAGATTGACATAACCGGAATAACTATCTATCGCTTTGATGTAATAAAGCGGTTCTTGCTCTACCTCGTATCCATCCAACCACGCACGGGCGAATAGTTCTTGATTAGATGTTTCCCATAACCACCCACACATGGTTTTATCTAGTGACAGTTCCTTAACACACTCATCCGTATATGTCTCGTAGTCAATAGCTACAGCAAGGTCATACTCCTTTTCTTTGAAGGTACCGATTGCATCAGCTACAAATTTCGGCAATTTCACAAGTTCGACTTTGCTAACTTGATTTTGTTCAAATAAATAATCTATTGATGGCTTCTTAGCTAATTTAACTACTATTTCATTTGTTACTTCTACAACTTGCGTTACTGCGCCTCGATATAACTCACTACGCCAAATAACTTCTACTAGATCGCCTTTTTTAAATTTCATTGTTTTCCTCCTTAATCTAATCCTTCATATAGACTTTTTGAAAAATCATTCTCATCTATGTTCTGAATACTATTGATTGCATCAACCAATTTCGCCTTTGTTTCGAGACAAGGCTTATAACCGTAACCTACGTACCTAATCATTCTTTCAAATGTCGATATCGGGAAATTAAGAGTATTGTCAACCACCAACCTTTTGAGATGTAAGTGTTCAAAAAATTGGGGATGAATTACTATCCGATGCTCCCCGTCAACAACGTATCGTGCTACTTTGGTAACAGTAAAGTCAAAGTTACTAATAACCTCTTCTGGTTCCCCAAAAACAGAGCGAACTAACTCTAATTGGGTTTTTGACGGAATGTGTATAAAGGCGACGACTTTACCAGTTTTATACACAAGTTTAATATGGTTTGCATCGCTAGCACATTTCTCGGTGTAATAATGAATTGCGTCATTTAGGTCTTTTTCGTTGCGGAAAAACATGTCAATATCCTTCACTTTTTCATGATTAAAAATATTTTTAAAACAGCCTCCCGCTATGAATCCATCGTGACCTTCTAGGAACTGGTCTAGGAAATTGATTTCGCGGTATTGTCGAGCTTCCTCATGTTTGTAAATCATAATTTTCTCCCCTTCTCAATTCTGCGTTTCGTTCCATCCCTAATCGAAATCCACCAATTCCAGCGAATAGATCTAAAAAGTTCACGTCTGCACCTCGTTTCTCTCCGCTAACTTCGCTTTACCTTTTTTAAATTTCATTGTTTTCCTCCTCCAAATCCTCTTCAAAATCCGCTTCCGTCAAAATATAATTAATCGC